GATTTCGATAAGCGCGTAGCCGATGTAACCGCCAAGGCTCAACAGACTGTCGCTACGATGGAAGGTTCTCTCGCCAAGTACCTCGTCCAGAGTGAGGCCAGCAAGGCACTGGCAGAAGAGAAGGTTGTCTCCGGCGGCGTCGATCTGCTTATGCCCCACATCAAGGGCAAGACCAAGATCGTCAAGGATGAAACCACGGGAGACTATTCTGTGGTGGTGCTCGATGATACTGGTAACGCCCGTATCGGCAGCAACGGAAGTTACATGACCATCACTGAACTAGTGAAGGAAATGAAGAAGGCTTATCCGTCTGCCTTCCAGAGCGACAAGCCTGTTGGTAGTGGAAAGCAGCCCGGTTCCGGCAACGTTGGCGGCATCACACAGCCTGCACGAGCGGAGAAGTCCTCGGTCGAAAAGATCGCGGCCGCCCTCACCAAGCGCGCTGGTTAACAAGAAAAGACAAGCTGACTTTAAAAGTAGGTTTGTCTGTATACGGCTCCGGTAGGTGTAAAAACTTACCGGGGCTTAACTTTTTTCAAATACAGGTATTGACGAAATAGTTAATGTGCATGTATTTTCTGAACATCGGTTCTTTTATGCCAATGGCATTGAAGGTCTGACTTCCAAGGGAGAGCCAAGGAAGTTGAAAAGAGACGAGACGTTTCGCCTTGGACCGGCTTCTTAACCTTAACCTTCTTGGAGGATTAACCAATGCCTTCTGTTACGCTTCTCGAATCTGCCAAGCTGACTCAGGACGAGATGGTTGTTGGCGTTATCGAAAACGTCATCACCGTCAACCGCATGTTCGAACTGCTCCCGTTTGAAGGCATCGAGGGTAACGCCCTTGCCTACAATCGTGAGAACGCTCTGGGTGACGTGCAGGCGCTCGGCGTCGGCGGCACTGTCACTGCTAAGGCGGCTGCGACCTTCACTCAGGTCACCAGCACGCTGACCACGATCATCGGTGATGCTGAGGTGAACGGTCTCATTCAGGCCACGCGCAGCAACATGGGTAACGATCAGACTGCAATTCAGATTGCCTCCAAGGCCAAGTCGGCCGGTCGTACGTATCAGGACTATCTGATCAACGGCTCCGGCGTGTCCAACCAGTTTGCGGGTATGCTGCTCCTCTGCGCCACTGGCCAGAAGGCTGCGACCGGCACCAACGGTGGCGCTCTGTCGTTTGCGTTCATGGACGAAACCATGGACTTGGTGACGGACAAGGACGGCTCGGTGGACTACTTCGCCATGCACGCCCGCACCATCCGCTCCTTCATGGCCCTGCTTCGTGGCCTTGGCGGCGCGTCGATTTCGGATGTGGTTCAGCTTCCTTCGGGCGCGACTGTTCCCGCGTACCGTGGGGTGCCGATCCTCCGGAACGACTACATCCCGATCAACCAGACGAAGGGTTCGGGTTCTGCTCAGACCACGTTCTTCGCCGGTACTCTGGATGATGGTTCGCGTACCCACGGCATTGCTGGTCTGACTGCTTCGCAGAACGCCGGTATGCAGGTGGTCGATGTGGGTGAGGCTGAGACCAAGGACGAGCGTATCTGGCGCGTCAAGTGGTATTGCGGTCTGGCTCTCTTCAGCGAGAAGGGTCTGGCCCTCGCGGACGGTATCACGAACTGAGTTAAGGGGGAGCTTCGGCTCCCCTACTCCCTTCAACCTAGTTCTGAGGAGAACGGAAAATGGCTGCGTTTGTCGTAACCAAGTCTGTGACCATCACGGGTCAGACGAATGTGAATCAGTGCAACTTCTTCGCTTGTGATGCTGCCGATGCTTCTGCCGCTGTTGCTGCGGCGGTTGCTGCCTGTGGCGGCGTTGCTGCGGAGTGGACCGGCACGGCTCTCGGCGCGGGTATCAACGTCAAGGGTAAGCTGGTCGATACTCCGGACCTTACGTAAGGTTCTGATTGATGCTTGTACTCATTGGGGGTCGAGTGTTAAGCTCGGCCCTCTTTTGTTAACATAACGAGGAACGATGACATGGCTAAGATTTACACGGCTGAGATTGAATTGATCGGGCCGCACGCTGGTAAGGATATGGTCATCAGCGGTCAGCAGTTTACGAAGGGGTTCGCTACCCTCGTGGATGGGGATGAGAACCGGCTCAATGCGGCCACACGCCTTTTCGAATACTCAGGCGGGTTTGTGGTAGGCTCAGAAGGATGGAAAGCACGGAAGGAGTTGTTCAGTGGCTTACACGATTCTGAAAGTGGGGAGACGGGGGCCGGATCACTATCAGGGAACAGCGACGGTGGTGACGACAAGTCCAGCGCCACTAAGCAGCCCAACGGGGAAGGACATGATCTCAACGGTGGTGCAAGTGCCGTACCGGCCGGAACCACAGGGAGTGGAGCGCCGTCCCGATACGATCCGTCGCAGATAAAGAAGCTGGCAGAGGCCGTCACCAAGCTCAACCCGGAAGTCGATGAGCACTGGACGGACGGCGGCCTGCCTCGTTTGAAAGCTCTTGAGGCGGCTGGTTTCCCCGGCGTGGCGCGCGATATGGTCGAGGCTGCGGCTCCGGGATGGACGCGCGAAAAGGCGCTTGCGGAAGTCGTGTGAAGCCGATATACCGATAGCCCTCCTAGCGTTCCCTTAAGCCTCGGTTAGAGAAATCTGGCCGGGGCTTTTTCTTGGTCAGAAATCTGTGGTATCTTCCTGACAGAAAGAACTTGGGAGTTAGGTGATGGCCTTCACAGTCGAAACGGGCGCGGGTCTTGCAAACGCGAATGCGTACGTAACAGCGGCCGAATTCATTGCCTTCTTCGCTGATCGAGGCGACTCCGTAGCGACGGAACTGCAAGCCAACATCGAGGCTGCGATCATCCGTGCCACGGATTACATCGACAAGCGATTCGGTCCCGTGTTCAAGGGTGAGAAGGAAGATGAGGATAACGGGCTTGAGTGGCCACGGTTGAATGCGGTCTATAAGTCCGGCGACGTTATCCCGTCTGATGTGATCCCGAACCTTCTCAAGAAGGCTACGTACGAGTACGCCAAGATTGCGCTCTACATGGCGTTGCTCCCGGTACCTACGCCCAACTTCAATCCTCTCGATCCTGCTACGGGCGAGACCACTGTTAATCAGGGTGGCTCGGTTATCCGTACGCGCGAAGTCGTCGGGCCTATCGAAGACGAGAAGTGGTTCAGCACAGAGACGTGGCGTCTTGAATCTCAACGTGCCGCTGGTGTCTACTCCAACGTGTCCAGTGTGTTCAATCTTCCTGAGTACCCTGTCGCGGATGAGTGGTTGCGGCAACTGATTCGGTCTGGTCAAGGCACGTCGCTGTCGAGAGCATAATGGTCAATTACGTAAAGAGCGCCGCTACTGCCAAGCGTCTCATTGAGGCCAACGGACAAGACGTGTCTCTTTACCGGAAGAACGAAACGGCCAGTGACGCTACCAAACCTTGGCGTGGTCCTGCCGGGACGGGCAATAAACTGATCGCCACGGTGAAGGGTGTGGTGGTCGATATGAACGACAAGGATGTAGACGGCACGCTCATTCGTCGCAGCGACCGGAAGCTCATGGTGGCCAACGATAGCCTGCCTACAGGAACCACTACAGAGGATATCGATCACATCCGTATTGCCGGTGAAGATTACAAAGTCGTAAGTTCCAGTCCTCTTCAGCCGGGCGCGGTTCGAATCCTGTACGAGTTTATTCTTCGGAGATAACGATGCCCGTTACCAACATCGCCGCTGCCCGTGACGGTATTCTCGGCGTCTTCAGGACGGCGTTGAATGCCAGCGCGTACGCTACCGTGCCGGTGTTCTACGACGATCAGGCGAAAGACCTCCCTAGCTCCGGCTCGTGGCTGAGGGTAGACGTGCAACACGTTACCGGCCGTCAAGTGAATATCGGTGGCGCTATCGGTAATCGACGCTACAGGTACACCGGGATCGTAACGGTTCAAATCTTTACAGAATATGGCAAGGGACAGGTAGATTCGGACGGTATTGCTCAGTTGATGAAAACAACTTTCCGTGGTAAAAACACGGGTGCAGACTCGATCACTTTCCGAAATGTCCGTGTTGTAGAGGCGGGTCAAAGCGGGAACTGGTTACAGGTAAACGTACTCTCGGACTTCGATTACGATGAAGTGGACTGACGGGAGTTGCGTTAACCTTAAAGATGGTAGTAGATTATCGGTCAAATCCGATTAGGAGACGTGAGACATGGCTTCGGTAAATAAGATCGACTCCAACGTTACGGGCCTTCGTTATGCAGAGGAAGCCACGATTGGCAACCTTCCTGCCTCTGGCGTGGTCTGGACGGAGCTTGAGCCGAATGAGTACGGCGACTTCGGTGGCGAGTACTCGCTGGTTGCACGTAATCCAATCAACGCCGGTAGGCAGCGCCAGAA